CTCCAGAATACATAAACGCCTTCATAACTGTCCATATTCCTCCAATATGATTTACTAACTTAACAACAACACGCTCACAAAGCAAAACAAACAAATCTTTCAAAAATTGTTCTTGTTGTGGCCCGACGGAGAAATAGGCTTGTCCAGATGCTACATACAGGCCTAGGAGATAATCCTTCAATGTTTTATCTAATTTTTTAAAATCTCCTGAATGCCATACAACTCTTTTAGAACCAGCATGTAAAAATTTAGCAAAAGCTTGAGCACCGCCAAATGTCCATTTTTGACCTATTCTGATATAATCTCCACGTTCCATTTTTTGTCTAGGAGTCATCAGGAGTCGACTTAAAAATTGCTGAAGCATATTAGGTATGAAGAACTCACGACATTTATCTAATAATTCTAAACATTCTTGATCTGTCGGCGGCCAACTATATCTCATTTCATTCTTCATACAAATGTAACAGTACATTTCTAATAAATTTTTTTCACGTTCACTCTTTAATCCGTTATTAAATATATTAATTAATCCTTCATGAAAACGAGTTGCATAATAGGCGAATTGGTCTACTTTCTTACCATTTACTGTTTTTATTAAATTAATTCCATTCATATTACCCAAATTTGTAGAAATGCCTGGTCGAATCCCAGCTGCTGACATAGTATTTGACACGAATTTACTAAGCATACTAGGATGATATTTAAATTGAACCTTATTTCTATTTTTATCTACTTCTAAGGCTTTCTCAACATAACGTAAGGCTCTAGGCATATATTTTGCAACTTTATTGAATCTATCTCTCGAAGTTCCTGGACCGAAAAACTCGGCATAAAGTTTTGCAATTTTTTCAGGAGATAGATTATCTGCTGTATTCACTACGGCACGATTACCACCAAATTTACCAAAAAAGGTATTCTTAAGGCTCACTCTATCATAAACAATACTCAAAAGTGACCCAGGAGCGCCCCGATTACCAATACGTAAGGCCTGAAGCCATAACTTATCAATAATTGAGACGATTTCTTCGAGTGCTAGGTTTGGTGGTATAGGAACATATCTTGGGATATTTTCACGAGGGAATAATGGACAAATACGCTGATTAGCTTCAGTACTAAAGAATTCAAATGCTGCATCTAAAGTTAAATTATCATCTTTTATTCGTAATGGTCTTCTCTTAGGACCTGTGGCAGAAAAATAGAAGTTTTCCATAACATGGCGAATGACAAGAAATAGTTGGTCTATATAGGTTAATACTTTGTCGCCACTAATACGTGGT